ACTTGCGCCGATGGTACTGCAATGCAATGCGGGAGAGTAGGTAGCCGCCTCCTTTCAATTTCAGAAGCCTCGATTACGAAAGTAGTCGGGGCTTTTCTGTTTTTGCTTGATTTATATCAAACCTAAGTGTTACTAAGTGTTTAATTACGTAAAAATGCGCTGATAATCAGCCGATTACTTGCATAATTCGATTTTTTTTTGTATCTTTGCAAACGATAAGAATAAGGATACCAGTATCTTGTGCTTTTTGTTGTGTGAGAAGGTATCCATTAAGGTATCTAACGGGACTGAGGTGAGCAGCCTTTCTTTTTCTCACAAGTTGCCACCGCGAAATCTCTGATGTTGTATTTCAGCTTTTCAGGTTCCATAAAACAATTAATATGAAGAGAATAACAATGGTATTAGTCAGCATGTTAATGCTGACATTAGAAATTCATGCAGCGTCGGCTGCAACATCAGGAAATGTATCCTCTACCAGCGAGATGGACTGGACTCCAGTGATGGACGCTATCATTCAGGTAGAGAGTAAGGGTGATCCGAAAGCTAAGAGCGGTAACTCTGTAGGTGTGATGCAGATCACTCCAATTTTAGTAGCAGAATGTAATAATATTCTGAAGCGCAAGAAATCGAAGAAGCGCTACACTTTGGCTGATAGATATAATGTAGCTAAATCTAAAGAAATGTTTCTATTGATTCAGAGTGTCTACAATCCTCTTAATAGTATCGAGCACGCAATCCGTTCATGGAATGGCGGTAATCATTTCAGTAAGAAGCGTACTCAGAGATATTTCGAGAAGGTAATGAAACTTTTGAAAAAGTAATTCTTTTTCCATAAGGCCCGATTGTTCTGAAAAAGAGCAATCGGGCTTGCTTTTTACTTGTTTTCGCCTCTTTTATGTACGTTTTGTTGCTATTCTGTTTAATAACTGTTAAATATATGCAGATTTCTGACAAAATGTTTGGTGGGGTCGGAAAAAAGTCGTACCTTTGCACTCGCAATTCAGAAATGAGTTGATTATATCGCGGTGTGGAGCAGTTGGTAGCTCGCCAGGCTCATAACCTGGAGGTCGCATGTTCGAGTCCTGCCGCCGCAACCAATATCGGGTAAGAAGTTGGAAACAACATTCTTATCCGATTTTCCGTTTTGGGGAGGGACGGAAGCGAAATACTTTATTGTTGAATATCATTGGCTGGCAACGGACAATGAAAAAAAATGACTGCAAAAGAAATTGATTTTTTGAGCTCGCGTGAAATAGTAGGTTTCACGCTGCCTGTGTTGCATACCAAGGGCGGTTACTGGTATGTTGACTTTACTGCCTTTGACCCTGTTTCGGGTCGGATGAAGCGCAAGAAATATATGCTTAATAGGTACAAGACTGACCACAAGAAGCGTATGATGGGTACCTTGCTTATCCACAATATCACGGCAAAATTGACCGCTGGATGGAATCCTTGGGTGAATGCCGACAAGTCGAGACAATTCACCGAAATACCAATTATCTTTAGTCGTTATCGTGATTATATTAAGTCGATGACCGACAAAAAGTCGATGAAGGAAAAGACCTCTATCGACTACCTCAGCCGCCTCAAGACTCTGGAGTCTTTCATCACTGAGTGCAAGAGTGTCAAATATGCCTATCAGATTGACCGTGCCTTCGCCATCGACTTCTTAGACCACCTGATGTATGACCGTGATGTGAGTGCTACCACAAGAAACAACTATCGCTCTTGGCTTGTCTCCTTCGGCACTTGGCTTATGGATAGAAAATATATCAGCGAGAACCCTGCCATCGACATCAGAAACATCGCTCAGAAGGAGAAGTTCAGAGACCCTTTGACCGAGGGCGCGCTTAAGAAGCTGAAGACTTATCTCTATGATAACAACAGACATTTTCTCTTGGCTTGCCTCTTTGAATATTATACCTTTATCCGACCGAATGAGTTGACGCAGATAAGAATCAAAGATGTGTCGATTGCTGACCAGACGGTCTTTATCAGTTCTGCCATCAGCAAGAACCGTAAGGACGGACTTGTGGCATTGAACGATGAAATCTTGAAGCTCATGATAGAGCTGAAGATATTTGAGCATCCGGGACATTGTTTTATCTTTGGCAAGGGGTTGAAGCCTGGTGAGGAGCGAGCACCTTATAACCAACTGAGAGTAGAGTGGGGCAAGATGCGAGATGCTATTGGGTTTCCGAAGGAGTATCAGTTTTATAGCCTGAAGGACACTGGCATCAGGGATTTGGCGAACGCACAGGGTATCGTGGTCGCCAAGGATCAGGCACGCCACTCTGATATATCTGTGACGAATCGATATATCAAGAACCAGATGAAAGTGAACGAGGAGACCAAGCACTTCAAAGGTGGGCTTTAGTCTCCTCGATGAGGTGGTGTCGTGGCTTCGCTGGTTTGTGTTTGATGAGTAGCGAAGTTACGACATCATATAAAAATATCCTGTATAGATAGGCTCAATCTGGTCATCCTTGACCTCCATCTCTATTTTTTCGCATACGAATTTTTTGTTGTGTATGATGTATGTGTGAGATGGGTCAGGGATGGTATCAGATTGAAATTTTACCTGAAGGCAGTTTTTGTTGTCTATCTTGAGACCGCTGTCGTGGAGCTCACCCAAACAGGTTCCTGCTTGCCAAGCCTTGTTTAGGGATAGGGAAGCCATCAGAACGGTTGGAAACGTGCCAATATTGCCAGGATCGAGCAACTCCATCCTATACATGGAATTGATGCGGCTGTCAGTCATGAACTGCGGCCATCTGGACTTCTCCCCTACCCATGAGACGTTGCCATTGAGTGGGTGTTCGTATTTTTGAACTTTGCCAGGCACTATGAAAAACACATTCATGCACTCCTGGTCATCCTCGGAATCATCCAAGGTGGACTCATCATCGATGGCATCCTGTATGGAGACGTAGTTGTAGCCATCCTCGTCTGTGTCGCTCTCTTTGGCTTCGGCTTCTTTGTCGTTTGGCATAGACAGGAGGCAGCGCCATTCGCTGTGTTTACCCTCAAAAAGAAAAGACCTAAAGCTAACATTTTCCACGACCTGTGCTGCTGGGGATATGTTGAGGTCTGTGTAATCATCGGAGGAGTTATCCCTTATCAGTGGCGACCAGACACCAGCCAACTGCCAGCTCTTGTTGCCGTCGGTATCCTCGACATATATATAATAATCGCTGCCCAGATGACGGATGATGGTGGTGCGCTTCTTCTTCTCGGACCATCCACTGGTAGTGGCAGGAAACTGAAAGTTGGTACCAACGGCTGTCTCGAACGAATCGACTATATCGAAATTATCAAAAACTTTTTTGGGAATGACTTCGTAATCACCTCTGTTGGCTGAGTCGCCTAAGTTGTACTGCAGGTTGGCTGTCGATGAGGTTGAGAACGAACCATCGGCATCGTAGTCGGTGGTGTACTCGTCGAGTGTCTCTATCTCTACGGAGTCGGCGGATGATAGCTCTGAGGACTTGATGACCTGACAAGTCTTTTTGATGTCGTCGAAGTATATGGTGGCGTTGAAGAGCTTGCGGAACTCCTCGATGAAGGTGTAGCTAGTCCAATGAGGAAGGGCACGGCGAAGCTCTAGGGTCTTGAAGGCGGAGGCGATGTAGAGCAAGTTCCATGGAGAAACATCGAGGTCGTTGCGTGTGAGGGTGTAGCCCTCGTAGGCGATGACTCGCTTGAAGATGTACATCAGGTTGGGCTGCACGGCGACGTTGCTGATGTATGGATCTTTGCTGCCTATGAAATTGCCCGTGCGGTCAACGCCCACGAAATTGGCTATCATGTCGTTGGTCTCGTCTCTGACTGGCATGAAGCACCACTTGCCCTGCTCGCCCAGAAACTTGCTCTGGTCGGCGACGAGCCTATAGACGGATTGAACCTTGGGGATGTTTTTCCAGCCCTGTGAAAAACCTTTATCTACCGTATAGCCTGGTGCGGATGCCTTGCCGAAGTCTATCTCGTCGATGTAGTGCTTGGTCATCTTGTCGTTGAACTTGATGCGAGACTTGCCGCCCACTATCTGAAGCTTTATCTCAGAGTCGGTGACGCTGATGATGGTACCCACGCCAGAGAGTACCAGGCGACCGCTCACGTAAAGCTTGCAATCGTTGTAGGTCTGGGTGGATTTGGAGACATCGAAGCGGCTCACGTTGTGGAAAACTCGGCGGTTGGGCATTATTGCCATGGGGAAATTGATGTCGTAGGAGTATTCGCCATCGTCGGTGACGTATTGGTTGGCGTATGTGAGCTTGATGGATTGGCTGGCAGCCGGATAGGCTGCCATGCCATTGATGATGCATGTTATCATAAACTTATCATAAATGAGGTTTGATGAAAACCGTTATTTGTTTGACTTCATTTTTTGATATTGGCTCCATTGGCGGTCGAAGCCATCGGGGCCGGTGATGACCACGTATGACTTGATGCCAGCGTTGAGCTGCTCGTTGAGTCTGTCGATGGTGGTATGCACGCTATCGAGGGATGCGCCCATCTGCTCGGTGTCGCCACCTGAGACGTTGACCACTGGGGCGACCACGGCTGCGCTGCCTGTGCCCATGGCACGGCTCACGTCTTGGGCGGTGAGCGAGGCGACCGTGTTGTTGCGCTGCGCCATATCGATGAGCTGCAGGGCAGGGAGGAGCTGAGGATTGTTGACGGCGTTGTGGTTGGCGACGAACTCGCCAGCGTGAACCACGCCAGCCTCTTTCTTGTAATTGCCAGGACCAGTGAAACCACCCTCGTAATAGCCAGCCGCCTCTGCCTGGTGCTGCTTTTTGATTGTTGCTATCTGGAGCATGCCCGCTGCGGTGGCGAGACCTGCGGCGATAGGACCAAGGATGTGACCCACCACTGGGATGGCTGCGGCTGATGAGTAGGCGTTGATGGCAGCCATGGCGGTTGAAGCTATGGCTTGTGCGATCTCTATCTTCATCGCCTTTTTGTTGGCCTTGCTCTTGGCTGCAGCCACCTCTTTGTCTCGCTTCGCCTCGAGACGCTTTTTCTTGGCTGAGTTGTTGCCAGCGGCAGAAATCTGCTTATCGTAGTTTTTCTCAATCTTGGCGACCTCTAGGTCTGAGCATGCCTGGGAGTAGGCGGAGGCAGCGCCCATCATCGTGTTGATGCTGCTGAAGGCAGCGCCAGCGATGGAGGCTATCTCTTGATAGGTCTCTTTGTTCATCTGCTTTTTGGCATCCTGGTATTGCTGCTCGCTGATTTTATCCTCGTCTCGAAGATTTTTGAGGTTATCGTTGACCATCTTTTGCTGTTGGATGGCTGCGATGGCACCACCAGCGATTGTGGCGAGGTTGTCGCTGCCCATGGCATTGTTGCTGTCACCATTGCCCTTGGTCATCTTTTTGGCGGTGTCGAGGGCGGTGTTGGCATCCTCCTTGCGCTGCTCATCGGCGGTTGGCTTGTATGAGGCGTATTTGTTGGCGATGCCCATCTTTGTGCGCTGGTATTCCTCCTCTCTGATGAGACCTGCCTTGTAGATGGCTTCGAGTCCCTGCAGATCTAGCTGCATCTGCTCTTCGTTGCCGAGCTTGCCGTATTCTTGGCGCAGCTGAAGGAGTTGCTCGTCGTGCTGCTTCTGAAGGTCGTATTTGCGTTGCTGTTGGGTCAGCTCTCGCTCTTTCTCGATCTGGGCATACTCGTCAGATGAGGAGAGGTAGAGGGCTTGCTTTTTGTTGAGATAGTCCTGGTATGAGAGGAAGAGAGCCTCGTTGACGGCATCCTCATTGTGATAGAGGTTGGAGTCTTTGTTGTAGTAATCGGCATTGAGCTTCATTTCTTTTTTCTGTCGCTCGGTCTCCAGGGCTTCGAGGTCGGCGGTCTGCTTTTTCTCGTAGTCGGCGGCGATATTCTCTTTCTCAGCGTTCAATCGCTTGAACTCTTCGCTCTCTGCCTCGCCATACTTTTTGAGGATGTCGAGGCGAGCCTGAAGCCCCTGTTCTTTGATATTCTTCATCTTCTCGTTGTATTCGGCGAGTCGAATCTGACCTGTAGCGTAGAGGGTCTTGGCATCGAGCTCTTCGGCTTGGTTGGCTTTCTTTGCATCGTCTAGCTCTTTTTTCATGTCAGCCTTGCGCTTTGCCTCTGCCTTGCGAGCGGCAGCCTCACGTTTCTTTTTCTCCTTTTCGGCAGCTTTGCGCTCTTTCTCGGTCATGGTATGACCAGAGGAAGGGGTGGTGTGTGTCTCTGTAGTTGCGCTATTGTTTAGTAAATTCTTCTTTACAGTCTTGTTGTACTGTTTCTGCAAATTTACGTTTTTCTCTAATTGCTGATTATAGAAATTCTCTTCAGCATTGACTTGCTTTTGCAGGCTTAGGTTTGCCTGTAGTCTTTGCGTATGAACTTGCTTTTGCTTCTCGTTACTCTTCAGTGCCTCGTTTTGTTCGATGAGCTGACCTGTCCATCCATCAGCCACGGCATTGCTCTCATATTGCTTAGGATGAGCCTTGCGCTCAGCATCGACAGCCTTCAGCGAATATCGTATGCGGCTTTCTTTTTGTTTGAGTTCCAGTTTCTTTTTATTGATTTCCACCTTGCGCTCATAGATGGCTTCTGCCATGGCAGCATTTTCTAGCTCCTTGATGTAGTTTTGGATGGCAATCTGGTTGTCGTTATACAACTTGCCCTCTTTGGAGATAGAGGCGTGATATTCTGGGACGAGCTTTATCATATTTGCGATAGCTTGCTTTCGCTCGTCAACGGTATAGGCATTGGAGTGGATAACCTTGTTGAGCATATCGACCTTGTTGCGCTCATCGAGGGTAGCATCAGACACCTTTTTGGCGAGGCTGGCTTGAGCCTCTGCCACTGCTCTGTTGTTTTTAGCCTCTTGCGTGTTGTTGCGCATCGCCTCGTTGTAAGATGTTATGGCTTTGTATGCCCCATAGGCAGCCACGCCCACCACGGTGATGACTGTGGCGAGGGCAGCCCATGGATTGGTGAGACTTGCTAGGCGTGCTGCCCTCATCACCACGATGTAGCCCTGTATGCCTTTTGTGAGATAAGCCCATGTGGCTTGCAGTGCCACTAAGGCAGCACGCAAGAGTGTAGATGTAGCGGTATAAGCTTTATCGACAGCTGAAGCGTATTGTACGGCGGCTGTTTTAATCTTAATGGCGATGGTCTCCTTGTACCAGAGAGCAGTACAAACAGCGATGGCTGTTGACAGCACGGCTATTTGTTTTGCATAGGTGACGGTGAAGGTGATGAGCGTGGACATGACCTTTATGGTCAGACTGAATGATGTGATGCCATATTTCATGGCAGGGATGAGTTTTTCTCCGAGTTCGATGGTGAGGTCTTGGAATCGCTTCTTGGCTTTGTCTAGTTCTGCCTGTACCGTTGTATTCTGGGTATTGAACTCATTGATGACACTGGTACCGTCGGCATACGACTTGGTGGCGATGTCTTGCGCCTCTTTCACTTGGTCGAGGTGTGTAGCCACGGCGGAGAGAACGCCCACGGCACGGGTGCCGTTAAGCTGCATCTCCTCAAACATCGGTGCCATCTCGGCGAAACCTCCCTTTGACTTCATCGCTTGCATGAACTTCATCAAGCCCTCATTGGCGTTGGTCTTCATCAGGTTGGAGAACTCCTTGACCTGCATGCCCGCTATCTTGGCGAACTTGGCTGGCTCTTGGTACATCTTGGTGATGAGCTGTGAGAAGACGGTGGCGGAAGTCGCCTCCTCTTGCATGTTTTGGTCGAGGGCAGAGGCGAGACCCATCAGCTGTGCCTGGGTCATGCCGGCCTGGATGCCGACACCTGAGAGGTCGGCGGTGAAATCGACGATGTAGCCAGCGTTTGCAGATGAGCTTTGTGCCAGCTCATTGACGGCGGAACCTGTGGCGAGCATCGCACCACGAAGGCCTTTGGTCTTATCCTCACCAAACATCTGGGCGAGCTTGCCGATTTTATCGACCGCCCCCTTGCCGAGGTCATCGCCGAGGGCGACATTGATTTTGTCGGCACCATCAACGAACTCCTCGATCATCTCTTTGCTGGTGATGCCGAGGCGACCGGCAGAGCCAGCCAGCTCGTTGAGCTGCTCACGAGCTGTGCGGGTATCCATGCGCTTGAAGTCCTCGTTCATCTGATGAACCTGTTCGTCGGTCTGACCGGTGTATTTGCGCACGTCTGCCATCGACTCCTCCATGTCGGCATAGGCTTGGGCTGCAGCTCTCAAAGTAAGAGTGAGTGTGGTGAGACTGCCCAGTATCTGGGTGAAGGCACCCCAGTTTTTGTTAAGACCATCCCACATTCTAGAGAACAAACTTCTGGAAGCTTTACCTTCGTCGTTGATGTGCTGCATCTCTGCTCGCACTTGCTTTAATTGCTTTTGCAGTTTTTTCCATTCGTCTGAGTTGCGCTTGATGGCACCGCTTTTCAACTCTCTGTTGAGAGCCTTGGCGACTAGTTGCAGCTCCTTGTATGATGCAGAAGAAAGATTGTTGAGAACTTGGTTAACCTTCTCTTGGCTAGTCATGTATGCTTTTGTCTCAGCCTTTAATCTCTTTATCTGTCGTTCGAGGGCTGTTGTTGACTCGCCCTTTGCATAAGCCTCGTCTCTGGCTTTTTGCACTTCTTTCAGCTTGTTTTGCAATTCGTTGAGTTTATCCTTAGCCTCTTTGGTGTCAAGAATAACTCTGCTAACATGGGTATCTGTATTTGTTGCCATAATTGAATATTTTATTTTATGGCAAAGGTAATAAGGAGGAAAATATAATAAAAATACGAGACCGTATGTATTGCGGTCTCGTATTTACTTGGTTATCTCTTGCTCTTTTTTAAAGAACTCGTATGCAAGATTGTTTGCATCCCAAACAAGATATTTCTTGTTGGTGTTTCTGAGTGTCTGTTTATCACCTGTTATGGAGTTTGCTATCGTGACGCAGAAGAATCTGCCTCGCTTTACGATTTCGGTTGCCGTATTGTTTGGCGATGCCAGTCTTATAGGCTCGTCAAAATTCTCATCAAAAGTATCAAACAATGGTTCGGAAGCCACTGTGGCTGGGCAAGAACTATTGCCAAGCTTGTCGAGACCTTTGAGGAGTGCAACTGTTATAATCGCTAGTATCCAGCATCCAAATATAGTCGTAATCATAATTTGCAAGTTTATTATTATCTTTGTTGCAAATTTAATAATAATATTTGGAATATGCAAGTATTTTGTGTTAAATCTTTGATTTGTTTTGCGGTATGGTGGAAAAATATTATATTTGCAGTGGCAATTTAATTTTAGAAAGTATGAATAAAGATTTTGCTTTAATATTGGTAAACATAATATGCGCCTTAACGGCATTTGTTTGTATGATAATCACTATTGTTATTTCATTAGTGAGATTATAATAGTAATACACATAGATGCGATTGTAATAATCGTGCAAATGATATTGATATATTCTTTGTATTCTTTCAGAAGTGTCAGTCTCTCCTGTCTTCTCTTCTGTTTGTTATAGCCTTTCTTGGCAGCATTCTCCCCTTGTGGTGTCAGCTTATAATAAGCTTCTCCCCACTCATAAACAAGTCCCTCGTCTTGAAGTGATTGTAGAACATCGTATGGCTCAATGTCATATCCATACGTATCATTTATAGCACTGTGTACATCGTCTTTGTTAGGACTACCTTCTAAGAACTGGCTTAAAATGAAATCTGCGATTTCTATTTGCTTTTTAGTCATCATAATCAAATAAAAACGGCTCGTGCATCGGGAGGGCAGTCCTTCAGCACGAGCCATTAACAGCTGTATATCTTTATGTCTTGCCACTCATGAGACCTGCCCGAATCATGTTTGACATCATTGTCTTTAAATATGGTGCAAAGATAGCGCTTTTATCTGAATGCACCAAATGATTTTACGAAAACTTTATTTCACCACCTCTATGTATCTCGAGTAATCAATCTTGGAGTGGGGATTGTGGCTGACTATCTGCACCTGATAGCCCTTGGTGCCCCATCGCCACCAGAGGAACTTGTGGCGGTAGGTGCGGCTCACGATGGTCGTCAGGCTGTCTCGAGACGAGTACTGGCACTCTCGCTTGGGGATGTCGATATGGAGGGAGAGCCATTGGTCTCGGTAGGTGTAGATGGAATCGGGGATGCCGGAACCAGCCACGGCGGCGGTCGGTTCGGGCGTGAGATAGACCGTATCGGCGGTGGTTGACGAAGCTGTGTGGATAGACTGCACATCTTTGAGCCGCACTTTGAGGTCTTTGATGAGCTTGGTATCGGCGAGGTGGAGCTTTTGCAGCTCGTCGTATTTCGACTGAAGGGCGTTGAATATGGCGACATTGAGAGTGTCTCTCACGTTGGCATATTCAATGTCGTAGTTGAGGTTGGCTACGTTGTAGCTCTGTCGGTCGAGGTCTGCCTGAAGCTGCTCGCACTTGTTGGCGGAGTGTATGAATGCGACTGCGGTCACGATGAGCAGGGCTGCCAGAAGCTGGATGATAATCTTGGGTGTAATCTTTTTTGTCATTGTCTTTTTGAAAATGATTGGTGAGTGAGTTATGCGATGTCTTTGTATTCGTCGATGGCATTGAAGCAAGGACACATCTTCTTCCATTTGGACTTGTCCTTGCCCCAGATGTCACGATGGCCCATTATCTGGGCATCTGGGAATTGTTGCTTCAGTTTGTGGAGTAGCAAAACGAGGGCGTCTTTTTGCTCTGGTGTGCGGTTGTCGATAGCCTTGCCCTTAGCGTCGATGCCACCGATATAGGCGACGTTGATGGCTGTGGAGTTGTAGCCCTGCACGCCGTTGCTCACCTTTTCGATGGCTAGGAGTTGGTGGATGCCGCCGTTTGGGGCGATGACGTAGTGATAACCTGGATTGGTCCAGCCCTTGCGGCGGAACTCTGCCTTGAGGTCGTCGATGGACTGGCTTTGCGACCCTGCGGTGCAGTGAACGAAAATGCGTTTAATCTGTCTCATTATTTTGCTTGTTATGATTGAACAATTTGTTTTTGATGTTGTCGAACTTGGCATCGATGGCGATGGCTACGCCGAAGATGGAGCCGGCATACATGAGCGACTGGGCAAAGTACCAGAGCACATTGTCGGTGACATCACGAGCCTGGGAGGTGAAGTAACTGATGTAAACCAGTATGATGGCGAGGAGGAGCACGGCGATGGCTGAGCCGTATTGTATCCATTCTTTAGTATTTCTCTGCATGGTGAATCTTGTTTTTGTTTTACAGTGCAAAGATAAGAAGGGTAGGGTGATAATAAAAATACGAGACCGGCCTAACGATCTCGTATTATATGTTTAACTGTTAGACCTCTCTTGAGAGAATCTCCTTGGCTATCTCTTTGGCCTCTTTGCGCCACGACTGATAAGCCTCGAACTCTGCCTCGTGAGTCTCGTCGCCATCGCCACGGTTGGCTAGGATGGCCTCTACCTGGTTTTGGCTGTATCGGGTGCGAACCAAACCAGCGGTGAAATCGTCGTAGGTGGCTGCGGTCGCCTGAATCTTGGTCGAGCCATCAGGCTCTGTGCCCTCATAGCTGTAAGCAGTGACACCCTCGGAGTTTTCATCTTCTGACTGCTCTGAGGTATCGGAAGAGCCTGTAGCGGCCTCAGGGTGATAGTTTTCAACTTTCTGCTCACCAGTGTAGAGCAGATAATGGTTATCGTCATATTTGACGAAGCTCTTGCGAGCTAGATAATACTTCTTGTTCATAATTGATCACGTGAATTTATAGAACTTCTTTTTGAATTTATTGTGAAGCTCTGCGACCACGGTGGAGAAGGGTAGCTCATCACGACAGAAGTCGTTGAGGGCTTGGTCTATCAAGATCTTGGAGCCTGTATAGAGGTAGTGCTCCAGAGGTTGCCATACCTCGGTGCCGTCTGGCTCCAGGTGGTCGATGATGCGATAGCGTAGGGAGAGGCGCTTCTTGGGCACCTCTTTGGTGACCATGTGGGTGGAGCCGTCCGGGGCGGTCTCCTCTTGCTGGATGGTCTCCTTCTCTATCACCGAGTCATCGACCTTGTAGTCTATCACTTGAACGAGGAACTTGTTCTCGTCCTGACCCTCACGGCAGATGATGTTCTCGATGGACTGCTGCTGTGATTTCTCCATACCGTCAAAAGGCACGCGCGCACGGCGAGCCTTGACGAGTTTACCGAATCTTTCCATACCGATTTTCTTATATAAGTTTTTAGAGTTTGCGTGGATGCCCAGACCTAGGCGAGAGGCTGCCTTGAGCTGTATCTGGCGGTCTGTGAAGCCCGCCTTGCGTAAGTTGGCGATCTGTCTGCAGAGGTCGTGCTTGAACCGCTTGCGCAACAGGGCGTGGTCGGCGTAGATGATCTGACCGCAGAAGTCGATGCCATCGCAGGTGCGGTGGATACCCCAAGACTTATTGATGGATAGGTGCCAGTCACGGGCGAGGTGCATCACGGCAAGCTCTGCCATCAGCCTGAGGAACACCTTATCCTCGTGGAGGATGTAGATGTTGTCCATGAAGCGGTAATAATGGCGAAGACCTTGGCGGCAGAAGCGCTCGAACCTATCGTTGAGCGACTTCACTCCCCCGCATAGCAGTTGAGCTTGCTGCTGAGTGCGACAGGTAACGAGCATGTCGCTCACGTAGCGAGCCTGCCAGTAACGGAACTTGTCGGTGTCTTGGAGAATGTCGAAGCATCGGAGTGCCAGGTAATCGAAGCGGGCGAGGAAGAGCTGACCCAAGAGTTGGGCGAGCTTGACGCCGAGCACGATGCCTGGATTGAAGCTATCGACCACCTCGTCGATGAAGGCGAGGAGCTTGCGGTCTTTGATCTTGCGGCGATATTCACTTTTGAGAAGAGCGTGGTCTATGCTCTGAAAATAATGGTGAATATCCATGGGCAAGCAGTAGAAGGTATCTTGCTGTGGCGAGTTGAAGATGTCTCGCTTGACAAGATTATAGAAATAATGGGTGCCCTTGCCCTTGGAACCAGCCGGACTGTGGCTGTAGAGTGTCTTGCGAAGGTTATCCTCTACAGGTTGCAGGGCAGCGTGCTGGATGACGTGGTCGATAACGGGCAGCTTGTTGACTTGGCGATGTTTTGGATAGTCGATATCTTTGGCGACATAGGCTGAGGTATGCCAAGTTTGTTGGGTGTAAGCATCGAGCATGCGTCCGATGTTATGGTCTAGGTTTGCCTCGAATTTTTGGACCGCACGGCGAGACATCTTTTGTCGGGCGTAGTCATAGAATGCCCGACGAAAGTTGTCTAGTGTCTCGACCTGTAGCGATATGTTGCCAAACCTTTTCATAAGCGGTGTAATGTCTGTGTTGAACGGTGTATAAACTGTGTATAGTCTGAATCGTCTGCTTTTGTACACTTGATAACCTTCGACCGGATGACCGTGTTGTCATCATCTACCAGCTGTCTTATTAATGTGTATGTATCGCCATGGGGCGAGGATTGACCCTGTAATCTCGAAGTGGGAGCAAACGACCCACGAAGAGATATGTCTGTAAGTTGAGGGCGGCGCCGTAGTTCACATTGGCATTCGAGACAGCATTGTTCACGTTGAGCGTCGAAAGACCGCATTGACCACCATTGTTAGCGTTAGCACCACGAAGGCAGACACGAAAACCGGCACCTAGGGTCACACCCTGGTATCATAACCGCCGCAAAGGTAATAAAAATAATCGGTATGGAAGCATGTCAAAGAGCTTTTTTGATGTTTTTATTGATATTTTTTTTGTCGCCGACCGCCACAGGCGGTAACTTAAGGCGAGCTACGCTCGCTGGGTGCTTCGGCTTCGCCGAGGGTGCTCAGGTCTCTTTTGCACACCCAGTAAACCGATGCACACCCAGCAAACTGATGTAGTCTCTTAGGCCGCCTCGTAATACACGGGTTCAACGGACCACTCGGATGCTGCTTCGCAGAGGGCGGCGCCGCAGCTCACATCGGCAACCGAGACAGCAAAGTACACGTTGAGCGTCGAAAGACCGCAATGACCACCATGGCGAGCGTGAGCACCACGAAGGCAGACACGAAAACCGGATGTAGCACCAGACGTATTCCAGAAATAGCTAGTCCAGTAGGTTGACTCGGATGCGCCCGTAGCGGTCGGGAAGTTCTCTAGATGCTCCATCGAGAGCGTCTTGATATAGCCTTCGCCCTTGGTCGGCGAGGTGCTGTAAGCCACCATGCCATCGGCGGAACCTATCGTCCACGTGCCGTAGATGGACGGTGCCACGAGATGGGTCACGGAAGTGTCCTCGTTGCAACGCACCTGCTCGTCATCCATGTGTCGCCACAATAAGCCGAAGCCATTTTTGTAGCCGAAGAAGGATGGTATCTTGGCGGTATAGACCACGGTGCCATCGTCTTTTTTGACCTCGTAGCTCGCCTCGCCGCAAGCGTCGCCAAGCTCGATGCCAGCCGACATCGGCACGACAGGGCGATAGCCGTTGTAACCACCCCAATCAGGCATCTGTGTCACGCCAGCGCCGAGACCACCCTGGTAGAGACCGTTGGCATCTTTTTGGCTGTTGACGGCATCCTGGTCGTAGTGGGTGCCGAAGATGACCCCGAAGAGCACGGAGATGGCAGAGGTGTGGCGCATGGTGGTGCAGAGCCAGCCTGTGCCGTTTTTGCGGGCAGCGGCACGCCAGTATTCGGTAGTCTGGTTGGTGGCAGCCTTGCCCAGCATGGTGCGGTTGGTGTTATCTAACGTGGAGTCGTTGTTGCCGCCTCGGTAGTCTGTGCCCTCGTTGATGTAGCTCACCAGCTTGCCTGTGCTGCGCTCTAGCGTGGCGAAGCCAGCGGCGGAGATGCTGCCCACAGGTATCTTGTAATTGTACTCGCCTGGTATCGGCGTAGGGCTGACCATCTCGTAATGGAGTCTGCCCACGGTCTTGATGACCATGTACCACTCCTTGCCCCAGCCCCACTGGTAGTGCCCCTCTGAGCCATCGAGCTTGGCTGTCTCGCCGGTGGCATACTTGTGGTGGTCTTTGGAGTCGAGCTTGCGACGGGAGTGGTCATTCTTGACCAGATAACAGCCCAGACCCAGCTCCGTTGGTAGGGTCTGCAGTAACTCTAGCGAGCCCACATAAGTGGCGGCTTTAGGGGTTGCATTGTCGAGGTTCCACACTCGACCACACCAAGGATGCTGTCCCATTTGGACGGCGCTTTTGAGCGACATCTGCTCAGACCTGCCGGATTTTTTGTCGAAGACCTCGACAATCTTGTCAGTGGCGCTCATGTCTGACTGTGGGAGGTCGTCAACCTGTTGACCTCCATCGAAAGCGGCTATGATAGCCTTGAGCTTACTCTCTTCTTCTGATGTTAATGCCATAATAAAAATTATATTTAATCGATTAAACAATGCGTAATTTATCACCAACTTTTCTAAGCTTGCCCGATGCCGACAGGCGAAGGCGAGGCTGGCGCACGGTGATGCTGACCTCTTGCCAGAGCGGTGTGTTGGCGGTGGGGATGACCCAGAACTTGGTGGTGCCCTCGCCCTTGATGATGAGGTTGCCGCTTGGGTCTGCCACGAGCGAGTCGCCCTCGGCTCGCTGGAAGAGCACGCTCTGAGGGAGGTAGCTCGGCAGGATCTGCACGGCGATGCGCTGAGCCACCTTGTTGCGTAGGCTTATCTCGGGGAGATAGGTCAGGTTCATGCGAGCTGGCGCGATGAAGCCTGTGGTTATCTGAGCGGCGAGACCATCCATCTGCGCTATCTTTGCATCGGCTCGCTTGGATGCCGCGTCAGCCTCTGCAGCCTTGGTCTCTGCCAAGGCTGCCTGTGATGCTGCAGCCTCGCCCTGCTCGCCAGCCGCCTTGGCTGCGCTCTGGGCGAGGTTAGCCGCCTTGTTGGCATCGTCGGCCGCACCCTGCGCTCTGACGGTCGGTGTCTTGTCGAGCCACAAGCGCCACTTGGCGTTGGTATCTGAAGGAGTCGTCGTGTTGCCATCCTCTAGGGAGGCGAAGACTCCTGACGATGTGTGAACGATGTCGCCCTCGTCGTAGCCCTTGACGGTCTGGCCATCCTCATCTTGATAGGAGTAGCCCGACTGCCAGGTGCCCTGGTCGGTGAAGGCGACATTGCCCACGATAATGATGTTTGTGTTATCTGCCATAATGATTTATACTTTAATGACTAACTTGTTTCTGCGCTTGACAACGTGTTCAGCGACATGACTGCCGTAGTCGATCATGAGGAGTTTGTTGCGCCGTTGACGGAACGCCGGATACATGGCACCGCCTCGGGCGATGACTCCTGTATCGACATAGGTGTGCTTGGAGAGATCCCACTGCCACCAGTTGCCGTTGTCGCCCATCTTGGGTGGATGGTCGTTGAGCTCCTGGGCTAGGTTGGTCTGCTTCTCGCTCTCGGTGAGGGCTGTGAGCGTATCATCGATGCGCTTGTTCTCGGCGGTGACACGACCCGCCTCGGCGGCTATGCGAGCATTTTCGGCTGTCGCTCGCTTGGTCTCTGAATCCATGCGAGCTTGCTCTTGGGACTGTCGGGTCTGCTCGGCAGCTTGTCTCTTGGCCTCGTTGCTCTCAATGGCAGCCTTGGAAGAGAGCGTGGCTTCGGTCGCCTGTTTGGCAGCCTCGGTCTGCGACTTGCTGGCACTGACCGCATCCTCTACCTTTTTGCGTTCGGCGGTGAGGTCAGTTGTCGCCTTGTTGACGCTAGCCGCCGCATCGTTGGCTTTGCCAGCTGCGGTGTTGGCCTCCTCTGTCGCCTGTTTCGCCTCCTCGATGCGGATATCCACATCTTTAGTCAAGAGTGACAGCGGTGCGATGACTTGCTTTTGCACACCGTCTTTGCTGTAGAGGGCGGGCATCGTACTGATGCCATCGAGCGAGGTGGCGAGCTCGCAAGAGAAGATGTTCTTGCTGTGCCGCTGTAGATATTCGTTGAACTTAGGTAAGAGCCGGGCGCATAGCGCCTCGAACTCTGTGTCATTCTCTATGCCCATAGGCTATGATTTTAAGATGTCCTGTTTCCACTCGGCAATCTTGGCGAAGACAGCCCCTGCCTCTTCATCGCTCAGCACGGCAGTGTTGATGCGACATGAGAGGTTGGTATCCATAAAGCTGATGTATCCAGCACCGCTCTCGGAGGCTGGTGCATCATCTTTGGACTCTGTACGTTTATAGACCTCACCGGAAAAAGAGACCTTGTCATCTCGCTTTGTCTTGGTGAACTTGACGAAAACGCCTGTAACAACCTCAATCTCCTGGATGTCGGTTGTCGTAACTGTTGACTCTACCTTCATAATTAATCTTGCTCTATTAGTTTAACAATCTGACAATATACCCCTGGCACCAAGGAAGCCTTGGCGACCTCTTTGATCATGGTTAAGTCTTCGGTCGTACACTCGACCTCACTTGGTTTAGTGTGCATCTGCACACTCAGGTTGTAGGCTCTCTTAAGAGACTCATCATCAGCCTTGACGCTGTTATTGCTTCCGTTGAACAGATGAAGTCCGAGCACCTCATTCATCATCTGAGGCTGTCCGTTGCTGTCTGTCATCACCCCGCCCCTGTAGTTACGGATGGCGACCTTAAAATTTCTTTTCATATCTGTCTAAGTTTAAAATTAATATGCGTGGTTCAGCTTGCGCGCTGTGTATTTGGTCGTGTAGTCACTCACCTTGTTGCCCATGGTTGAGTTATAGACCAGCAGGAACGTCGCACTGTCGCCCTGTCCCATCTCTATGTAATCTTTGTTGCCGCAGTTCTCATCGAGAATCAAAGGTAACTCCTCTTTGTTCCATGCGTAGGAATCGCTTTTGTCTTTGATCTTGTTGCGCCCATAAATGAAGAAGTTTGTCGTGCCTGGCTCAGCGACCACCGTAAATGTCACGGCGAAGTTGGTAGATGAGCCACAGCCTAATGCGCTGCGCACCTCAGACAGTGTTGGCAGCGTTATGCCGCTTGACGAGACGTAGCTGTAGATGAGCCAGACGTTATTCTCAGAAATCTTGGCATAGCCATTATAGATGGTGTTTCTTGTGCTAAGCGCATATCTGCTATACTTATATCCACCTATCCATCCATTGAGTACGCCATTGCCAGCACCTGTGAAAGCAAAATTATAGGCACCGTTTTTAGCCGAGAGTATGGCTGCGATATTGTAACCAAGCCCCCACCAGTCGCTGCTGTCCTCATTTTCGAATCGAGCCACCGCACGCTGTCCTGATGACGCTGGTAGTACGTTGCCACCGATGCCCGCAAAGCATTTATGGGTATCGTTGCGAAATATGATGTATGCATCATTGGTAAATGGGTCGTTTGTCAGACCCGTGCCCTGGATAGTGAATCCAGCGATCTTGCCCGCCAATGCCTCCATGGAGCCATCTTTGTTGATTTTGAAATTGCTGTTGGCCGTGACCACACCGTTAAGGTTGATTTGGTCTGCCGTGATGGTGGCAGAGGAGATGCCGTTGGCAATCATTGTCTTGATGGTAGCCTCGGATAGAATCTTGCCATCGACACCCTCGATTTTTGTAGTCAGCGCATTGTAGTCTGCCGTCACAAGCAAGCCACCTTTGTTTTTGAGCGTGCCATCGGCATTGAATCGCTCGCTCATCAGGGCGTTGTAGTCAGCGGTGGTGATAAGATAGCTCGTATCTTTGAGCTTGCCATTGGCATCGAAACGAGCAACTGCCGAAGACCACGAATCGGCGTTTTGACTGACCAACGATATAGTCGGACCATAATCGTTGCGTATGTCTGAGCCTACGCTGTCGGCGTGTCTCCTGGCTTCGGCAACGGAACTGTTGAGGGCATTGTAGTTGTCAGACATAGTCCCTTGCAAAGTGTTTTTGGCTGCATTCAGCTCGTCTTTTGTCGCAGCCTTGCCCACCGTGGTATTGATGCCATTGACCGTTATCTTTAACTCAGCGAGTGCCGCCTTGGTGCCGTTGGCAGTATTGGTGACGCTCTCGACACGTGCAGTGATGCTGTCGATGTCGGTGTAGATGCCAGAAATTTTCTCGTTTGTGCTATCCTGCCAGGTGTTGATGAGGTCGATGCGACCTGCCTCTATCTCTATTCTTGACGAGAGTGTTGTGTTGAGTTCGCCGTATCTCTTATCGACATATAGGCGTATTGCCTCTTTCTCAGCGTCCAGCTCGATGCCGAGCTGAGTTGTGGTACCATTGACCTTGTCGATGTTTTGTCCCAGCAGCTTGATGTTTTTGGCCGTCTGAAGTATTTGTGTCGAGACGGTCTTGCTCAGGTTGTCGAGCGGCTCGTCGGTGATGGTGAGCAGCGCGACGTAGATGTCTCCTGTATATCGGAGCACGAAGTCGCCGGTGCCATTCCACTTGCCATTTAGCTCTACCGTCTGCCACTCTGCCGAGTATGGCACGCTGACGCTCTGGGCTGACAGGTCGTTGGTCTTGCCTTCGACAGCCTTGCAACCCTCGAAGCCAAAGGTGAGGGTGCCAGCAGTCTTGGCGTAGATGCGAGCACTTATATATAAGGTGTCTTGCACCTCGGTGTAGTCATCGCCAGTGGTGTTCATGCCATCCTCGCCTTTTTCTGCCGATGGCTGGGTATATTCCTTGTGGGTACCGGGTTTGCGGATGAGATCATTGGCTTGTTTGATGCCGCTGTCCTGTATGTGCAGCATGTTGCGACCCTCGTTGTTGTCGATGCTCACTCGGTGGTTGCCACTCACGGTGGCGGCACCATTGACCATGACAGGTAAGCCATTGGCATCGACCCAGAACTGGGACTCGTCTGTATCGTCGATGGTCCAGCCATCAATGAGCTGCTCATCGTTATAGCCTATCGCCGTCAGAAACTGACCGTTATGGAGGTAGTTGTTCTCCTCTGTCGCCTCGTAGGAGGTCTGTGCGAAGCGGGTGGCGAACTGGTTCTGCAGCATCTGTATTTTGGTGTCGATGCTCTCACCTGTGCGGCGGAGCACGAAGTCGCCCGTGGCGTAGAGGTTCTGCAGGAACTCACCGAAGCCTGATAGTGCACCGAAGAGTGGATGGGTGATGCCCCGTAAGTTGCCGAGGCGACCTTTGAGCGCATTGTCTGGGTCTGTCTTGAGACCATAGATGATGTCCATGTAGGGCGTATCGCTGCCCACAGTCATCATCTGTATGATGCCCTTGCGGTCGGGGTCGGTGAGGTTGTCGACCCTAACAAAAGTGTCTCGCTTGGTGATGAGCTGCTCTGCGGTGGCACCCTCCATCGATGAGGTGAAGTTCTTGAACTTGACCCATGCTAGCATATCCTCGCCACTGCCCTCGCTGCCCACCTCTGTCACGATAAGCTCGTATCGCTTGGTGACATAGTGATTGTTTTCGGTGGAGGGCATGCCATTGTACTGCTGCACCATCACGTAGTCATCCTTGCGGAATGGGTTGTACATCCTGCCCTCGTGGGTGTCGAGATAGACCCTGCCTGTCTCTGGATCGTAGTGGTCAACCTTTAGCATCGCCGTGAAGATGCGGTTGTCATTCTCGCCCAAGAGTTGGGAGATAATCATCTCGAAGATGCGCATGGTACCACGCACGATGAGATTATCGAGCTCTAGACCATACCTATTCTCTTGCACCCCGGCAGCGTTGGTCGTGGGGTTGTTGGCGAGTCGCCAGCCCTTGCCATCGAGGAAGCCCGAGACGAAGTCGGGAGAGCCTATGGTATCGTCAAAACGAGCAGCGCCCTTGACGTGCAGCGCACTGACTGTCGCCAAGCCCCACGCCAGGATCTCTTCGATGCAAAGCTTGTAACCCCCATTCTCTTTTGTGGCGAGGCAGAAGCCTTTTTGACCAGCCTCGGAGTAGTCATCAGTGGCGATGGAGTGGGCGATGATGTCGCCCTCTTTGGAGAAAGAAAAGAGGTTGCCTATCTTGATGCCCTTGAGAAAGGTGATGAGCCCATGGGCTGTATCGTCGTTGATGGCGGAGAGTTTATCGTTGTCAGCAGAGGAAGCATAGTCGAGCAGGGACAGGAAGGCGTTGCCAATGCGGCTTGCCGTATTGGCGTGCTTGACTCTCTCGTCACGGATGCCCTCGAAAGCCTCTCTGATTTTGTTGATGTCTTTATTTTCTGCCATATTTTTTATTTTGATGCAAAGATAGGTATGATGAGAACTATATAAAAATACGCTAGATCGGTGTGCCGAACATCTGCTTGAAGATGTCTGCCATCAGTCCCTGGTACTCATCGCCATAGAAGTAGCCCTCCATGTCGTTGAGCTTCATGATGGAGGCGTAGTACTTGCGATTGAACCATGGACGGCGCTGTCGTGGCTCGCCGAGGTTGTGCTTGGCACGGTACTCAGGGTCGAGGAACTCTAGGTCGCCGGGGTTGCCATGGTAATAGCCATTGCCTGTGCCCGTCTCTTGGTAGAGACCGTAGAGCAGGAACTTGTGGGCTATCTGGCGAGAGGAACCGCCAAAGGATGTGGCTTGGACAGAGCTGAAGAGGGCACCGGTATGTCGGATGCGATAGTGGATGATTTTCTCTTTCCAGATATGCACCATCTCCTCTGCCCATCCTCGCTCGTAGGCGTAGATGTCCTCTTGTGAGACGGGTTGCTTGATGTCATTCGTTCCATTCCTCATAATTATACTCCAGGTCTAGTGGCTCGCTCACGTCAAGATGGAACTCGACGCCTGTGAGACCGTTGATGAAATAGGCACCTATCTCTCGGCTGTCTATCTGGTCGCTGAGGGTGTAGGTGTTATAGTTGTCTTGCCAGTTGTATTTGTCGATGACAATCTTGCTCAGGAACTGTCGGAATATCTTGCGGCAGGTGTTGAGCTTCTCTTGTCGGTCGTTCATGTCGAACTGTTTGTAGCGCATGAGAATCCACACGGTATAGGTCATCACCTTGCGATAGCTGCCATCGCCGTTGATGGCGACGTTGCCCTCGTTGGTGTCGTCGATGACCACGAAGTTTTTGCTCTTCGCCATATTCTGTAGCATGCCCTCAAACGAGGCAGGGGTGCTGCAGGTGGTTGGAGTGAAGCCAAGCTCGGAGGTGAGCTTGTTTTGGCGGGTGAGGTCTCTAAAGTAAGAGAAGGCATCGAACCCCACCTGAGTGTCGGGAGTCTTAACATCTGTACTGATCATGATTTTTGTTTTAATCGTTTGTCTAACTCGTCAGCCTCGCGAGCCTTGGCATCCAGTTCGGTGAGTGCTCGCCATACGTCTGAGTCTCTAATCTGCCCTTCTTTGGTGATGTCGCCGCCCGTGAGGGCACGGATTTGGGCGTTCATCGCCTCTATCATGTCGTAGTCGCCATCAGCTGAAGCTGGCTTGAAGAGGTGTGGAAAACTTGTGGAAAAGTTTTGCTTGACCCACATGAACCACAGGAAGGCACCCATCACCTCGACTGGTGTACACTCGATATGTTCGGGTGGGTCGCCCTTGGCATCGAGATAGAGGTAGCGCATCATCTCTCTGAGCGGTGCGTCGCTCGACTGGTCTGACTGCAGGAACTGCTGGAAGTAGTTGTCGGCGATGAGGTAATGTTGAAATGGGTACTCGTGCAGCTCGATGTCGGCGGCTTGGAAAAGCCCGATATGATCGAGGCGGTTGTCTGCGCCCTTGCCGTCGAATATGTAGTCGAAGGCTTGGCAGAAGTCTTGCACTTGCCATAGCTGAAGGAAGAAGCGCACGGTCTTGCCACTGTCTAGCTGGGTTTGGCAGAGCCATCCGTCTTTTTTCTCGTTGAGCACCTCGATGCCGGCGAAGCGGGCGAAGAGGTAGGTGCGCACCTGCCACTCTTGCCACCCTTGGTTGAGGAGGTAGAGCACGTAGCGCAGCTGGTCTTGGGTCAGCTCGCCCCAGGAGTGAGGCACGTGGAGATTGAGCGTGCCGTCAGCCAGCAAAGAAGAAGGTTGTGTCGTCAGCCTTGTTTTCATAAGCTATATTGTGGCTAGCCTTGTAGGCGGTGGAATCTCTATATTTGGCGAAGTCATCGATGTTGTCGTCTATGAGGGAGAGTAGGCTGAAGAAGAGTCTGTCTCTCGCCCTGAGGTCGATGGAATCGCCGTTTTTTGTGATATGGTACCCGATGAAATCGTAGATGCGCATGATGGCGACTCGATGGGATGTGGTCGGGAAATGAGCCTTGCGCTCCTCTTCGAGCAACTGGTCTATCTGGGCATCGGAGAGTTCGCGGCGCAGGAAGGTCTCGGCTTGGTCTATCTCGCCCTTGTGCGCCACGAGGTCATCGAAGGTAAGCTTGCCGGGGATGCCGCAGAACTTGTTGAGGATGTATGGCGACCAAATGAAGGAGCGGATGGTGTTGAAGGCTTGCAAGCTGTCAGCCCAGCCCTCGACCTGTCTCAATCGGTTGACGACGTTGTGCAGTGCGTAGTCTCGCCTGTAGGCAAGCTCGTGCTCCATGGCATCGACACGAGCCTGTGAGGCTGGGGCGATGTTGTCGTTGGAGACCACCCCGAAGCCGTTGTCTGTCATGATGATGTCGTGGGAGTGGAGACTGTCGAGGAAGGTAGCCAGTATGACATAGTCTCTGGTGTAGCGCTGCAGGGGCGAGTCTTCGGTCGAGACCGCTTGCTCGGCATCTGCGCCCACGACGGTGGCGATAAGATCGTCAAAATGGTTCTCGAAGGATGGCTGCATCTTGGTGAAGACATCCTCGGAGGCTGCCGCCACGAATGGCAGCAGCTGCTCGAACTGGTTTATATCAATCTGTATCATCTTGTTGCTTTGATTTTGGGTTGTTGGAAACTTGCTTGGCATCCTTGTTCTCGTCGAGGGTGGTGAGCATGATGAGCGGCACGTCTGGATAGACCTTCTGCTCCCAGTGGTTGAAGTAGATGACCACCCAGTGAACGGTCTCCATGAGGTCGTGGAACGCCTTCTCTATCGACTGCTTGAGGGTGAAGAGCTCTCGCTTGTCTGAGCCAGAGTTGTTGGTTTGGCTCTTGCCCGGTGTGGCGCCCACGAGATTAGGGTGGATGTTGTCGGCATAACACTGCATGTTGTTGCTCTCGGCGATGTCGTCGCTGTAGTCACCGCCATCCTTTGAGGTGTCGATGCGCGTGATGCGCACCATCTTTACCTCTTTGCCATCAGGTGTGGTGTAATAGCCCGCTATCCAGAGCTTGCCGCTATTCTCGATGCCTGAGATGAAGGAGCGGATTTTTTCTTTCTCCTTCAGCTTGCGCTCCTTTTGCTTTGCCTTGTCGGTGATGTGCTCCTCTTGGAAGATGCCACGCCAATAGTCGTTGTGTATCTCTACGAGGTAAGGGATGGCAGCGTGGTTTTTGAGCTTTGCCATCTTGCCGATGGCGATGAGCCGGGAGATGTCGTACCACTTGTCTCGGAAGATGGCGCTGTAGTAGGGCACGGGGTAGTATTGACTGCCAGGAGTAGGGAAGCGAGTCACGATGGCGAAGACTCTGTCTTTGCACTTTGCTCCACCCGTCTGTCTGGTCAGGGTCTGTCCGCTTTGACCGTCGAGCCCCATGCGCTGCTGTAGGTCGCCCAGTGGGTCTAGCTCGTCGAGGAGTGGCAGCACCTCGATGTTGTCGGGATTGACGGCATTGCGCCAGTTGGCATAGAGCACGTATTCGGAGCGACCGTTTTTGCTCTGGGTGAACCGACAGTAGCACGCCTCTTTGTGCCGGATGCCCACGATGCGATCGCCCTTTTTGTTGAGGATGATGGCTGAGACACAAAAGAAGAAGTACTTCATGTCTGTGATTTGCTCGAGGAAGAAGCGCGAGAGGTTGTTGTGCATCTTGAAGAGGTTGACCTCTTTGTCTTGTGTCGGAAGCTTTGTCTTGATGTCGTTGTACTGGAAGCCCATGCCGTAGCAGGTGAGCACGTTGAAGAGCTTGTTTTGCGCCATCACGCTGCTCTCGCCGATGTTTTTGATGAGCTGGTAGGGCAGCTTGTTGTCTGCCCCGAAGGGGATGTAGGTGTATCTTTGCTTGTCCACCTCTACGGAGACGGTGGGTGTGGTACCATCATCATCGAAGATGGATGAGGACTCGACGAAGCCGCTGGTGGGCGACGAGGTCTGGTAATCGAGCACCTCGCCCATGGTGGCGTATGTGATGTCTATGTTATTGCTTTTGTCTGCCATAATCTTTATAAGTATATTGAATGGTCGTTGTATCTGAAGATGAAAATGTCTCTCACCTTGCGTATCTGGTGGTTGACTGGGTTGTAGAGGGTGTGGGTGCCGTTTTGCCAGGATGAGGACTTGACGAGCCATCCCCTGTACTGGATGATGGAACCATCGCCGCCCTTCCAACAGTCGATGTCAACGGGCGAGCGGTCGATGCGCGAGATGTCGAGGGCACGGCGCAGCTCGTTGATGTGTATTGCCTTGGGTGTCTTGTCTGCCATATATCTGAAGATGTTTTTTAGTTGAACGTATCGTCGAAGGAGTCGTCGAAGATGCGACCGCCCGTATTGTCGATGTTTTTGAACACGACATTCTGGACTCGCTGGGCATATTGGTAGCTGAAGGTGAACTCAGCCATGTCATCCAGCTCGTTGGTGCGCTCGCTCTTGGAGTCGGTGAAGGTAATCTCTTTGTCCTGTGTGTAGTCACGGAACAGATAGATCTCATCGGAGCGCAGCAGGTCTTCGGCGAAGTGTGCCATGGACGGAGGAATAACACCTGTGTCGCCCTCGAAGGTGCGGGTCTCTTTGACGGAGTAGTTGATCTTTTTGCCGCTGATGACGGCGCTCTTGCGCTCGAAGGTAGGTGCAATCTTCTTTTTGCCTAGGCAATAGAAGATCTCTTGGCACCCGAAGGAGTTGGTGAAGAGGAGCACCGGGTCGGCGACCGCCTCGGTATGGTCTATCTGGAAGTCTTGCACTCGCTTGCCCACGGTGACGGTGTAGGCGAAGAGGTCGCCACGGTCGGCATCGTAGTAACGGTCGGGCGAGACATCGAAGGTGGTGATGTTATTCACCGTATGGGTAGGGGTGGCATCGGCGGCGATATTGCCCTCCACGACTTTGCCGTCTTTGTAATATCGGGCTGTGACGGCGGCAGTGGTTCTGTCGGCACCTGCGGCATGGAGATATTCACGGTGTCCGAGCTGTGTGAGCTTGGCACCATCGAGGAGGGTGAGGAAGTATTGGTCGAGGAACGCCTGGCACGACATGTTGATGTCAACGGTGGCGTAGTAGGCGGTGAACTCGCACGACCAGTTGGCGACATCGCTCTCGCCATTGTGCTCGACAATCTTGATGGCGCACTTGGCGACCACGGTCGTGCGCACGGCATCGGAGATGAGCGTGCCGAGGTCGTAGATGGTGATGGTGCCAGCCACTGGGTAGTAAGTCTCGCTGAGCAGCTCTTCGCCCTCGCAGGTGATGGTAACGGTAGCGCGCTCGCCACCTATCTTGAAGGAGAAGGAGTCGAGCGCACTGGTGAACAATGGCGAAGATGGTTGGTTGGTAACTGTAATCATATCAATGTCTCATTAAAACGATGCAAAGATAGGAAGGAAGGGGAGAAAATAAAAATACCTGATTGTCATCACGACAACCAGGTATCGACTCATGGAGCTGACCACGCCTTGTTAAGCCTCAGGCTCCATTCCGAGACTGTTTTATGTTGTAAATGAAAAAAAATGTGCTTGTCTTGCTTACTCTTCGGGCTGTGCGCAGTTGATTATCCAGACGAGTCTGCCACCCTCGACAGACTTCATCTTGAAGCCGTGCTCGACCATGTACTCGGTGATGACGGAGATGGGAGCGACGACCATGCCGCTGATGGCCTCTTGTATATCTTTGGAGGATAGGAAGTCAACGCATTGGCTGTATGGGTCATCGCCCGGTGTGTCGCCCTCGAAGTAAGCGTCGAGCGCCATGCGCACATAGTCGATCTTGCTCTCTTGCTCTGACTGTTGCTGCTCGTCGCTGTTAGCACTGAAGCCCATCACACGCATACGTTTCATGCCTCACCTCCTTTCGCCTCCAGTGCTAGGTTGATGGTCTTGAAGAGCTTGCTCATGTGGTCGAAGTTGTTGAGCATGAGTAGCACTTTGTCGGCACCGCCGAGGTCTTCGACGCAGTTGGTCACGACCTCGTCTGAGATAAGCACCTTTTTGACTTGCTCAAGGTACTCGATGAAGTAGCTGAGCTGGTTGACATCCATCATTTCTACGAGCGCATTCCAGACCTCTGCTGTCATGTGCATATTTGTTGCGTTGTTTGTGTTCATGCTACGACTCCTCCCATCAGATAACCACCAAAGAAAACCACTGCCATGAAGGCTGCGAAGCCGAGTGTGGCCTTGACCACCTCGCCGTAGGTCACGCTCTCGTCGCAGAGTGCGGTGAAAGTCTCGCTCTTGGTAGCCATGAGACGCTTAGCCTCACGCTCGATTGCGCACTTGAGGGATTTCAATCCCTCGTTCACATTCACGTTAATGCCAGCAGGCTTAACCTGCATCGCATCATTTAATAAAATAGAATTCTGCATATTGCATCATCTTTGTTAGCATTAGCAGCGCACTTGATTTCTGAGAAAAGGGTGGCGGCTGCATTCCCCGTTGCTAACAAAGATGATGGCTTATCCGAGAGGACAAAACTTAATCTTTACGGTTCATGCAGCCGCCATATAGGTACACCTTTTTCCCGTTGCCGGGAAAATGATACTCTTGGGCATAAAAAAAGCCTGCGGCTGAGAAGCCATAGGCGAAACGGTCGCCCTGCCGGATAGATTACTATCATCTTTGTTAGCGATGGCAAAAGTACGAAGAATATTTGGAACCGCCAAAAAAAAAGCGAGAAATTTTGAAATAAATGACTTTTTTATGTTTTAGAGCATAAAACAAGGGGTTGAGGAATGAAAAAGGAATGAAAAGGAATGAAAACGGAAAGAAAAAGCCCCCGATGCATCTCGCATCAGGGGGCTGACAGTTATTTTTGAAAATAAACTTTTAAAGGGATTGAATTCTCCACATTGCCAATTTTGAAAGAGAACTGATAGTTGCCCTCTGCAGGGAACTGGAGGTCGGAGAACTCAAAGATGAAGTTGCTGAAGAGAAACTCATCTGAAGGGTGTGGCTCAATCTTGGAATTGATGGGCTGGCCAAGAATCATCTTGCCAGTGCTCATCTCTGTAACCTCTGCCGAGAACTCTTGCTGAAGTTTGCTTTCCTCGCTGTTCATCTTAACTCTCGCTACCATGAAGAGGTTGTTCTTAGGCAGCGGTGCTTTTCTTACCACATAGTGGTCAAAAGTGCCCACGATGGTAAGTTTGCCGTCATTATCTTGTGCAAAGTCACACAATGCAAGAATATCTATGTTCATTTTATATGTCCTTTAATGTTAGACTCGATAGCCGAGTGTTTGAAAAGTTTTTTATAATTGTCGAATGAATATTTGAGTTTGCTCACGGTGCGCTTGTTTGTGCTCACTAGGTTGGCTCCATGTCTGCCAGAGATGCCCTCCTTGGTATTGAACTTCAGAGAATTTCTTTTGGAGTCAACCCAAAGCCTGATGGCATCGCCTTGTATCTTGTCACCCACATTGCCATGGACGTTGAGATCTTCTCGTATTTTCTTGTCCTCTTCGTTGAGCTCAAGAGCTTCGGTGATTTCTACGGAACTATTTCGGTCTAGTTCGTATAATGTCATCTTTTTGCCCGTGATAGGATCCTCTTTGAGTCCCTTCCACTCAGCCCTTCTGGCAATGACATCAGCTTTTTTGCCCTCTATGATTTCACCTTCTTTGATATATATAGCCATTATTGGAGACTTTTTTGCATTGATTTTTCACTGAAAGAGAATACCTCAGCCATATCATCAGGCGAGGTGATGCTCATGAGCGATGGGCTGACCTCAAGAGCCACCTCAATGTCTTCAATGGAAGCATCTTTATCTTGTTTGATGATGTACTTATCCTCATGCTCTTCAATCTCTTTATCAAACTCTTCTTCGGTAATATTGCCGTCAAGCATTTCGCAATATAGTTTGAAGTAGTTGCGCTCACGTGTGCGGTTGTTAACGGCACGAGTCATCAACTCCTTGAGTCTGTCGGCAGTACTGATGTTGAAAAAGTTAGCCTTATTGGTAACACCAGCGAATGCAACCTTGCCAGTACCTTTGTCTTGTATAGCCACAACAGGGCTGCCATCAGTTTGGTATGTTGTATATATAGTCGTTGTATTGCTCATAATTCACATCCTGTTTATATTAACACGGTGCAAAGATACGGCTATTTTTTGTAAATCGCAAATTTAATGATAAATTTAACAACAAAAATTGCAATAAAGATTGGAAAATGGTATATAAAGAATGCTCGACCGCTTTTTGGCTCTTGCCAGACACTTTCGCCGCAGGCGAAAATTTTTGGAAAATGAGGGGGAAGGTTTTAGCCTTCCCCTTACCTTATTATATATATATTATAGCTTTCCTTTGTCGTGGTAGCTGTAGAAGCCATCCTCAGCCAAGATGATATGGTCCATCAAGAAAAGTCTCATCACCTCGCACGCCTTGGCTATCTTCTGCGTGAGCATATCGTCCGCCTTGCTCGGCTGCGTGCTGTTCGATGGGTGGTTGTGTGCCACGGCGATGATGGTTGCATTGTTGAGCACGGCTTCTTTCATTATCAGTCGAACGTCCACCGCTGTCTCGGTGATGCCTCCCTCGCTGAGTTTGGTGCACTTTATCAGCCTAAAGTTTTGGTTCATCAGCACTACCCAAAAGCCCTCTGTCTCATTGCAGCCTATCATTGGGCGAAGATAGTTGTAGAGTGCCAGGCTGCTGCCTAGGTCGGTGTTTTTCGCTACCTTTTCCATTTGGTAGCGTCTGCCTAGCTCGATGGCTGCCTGTAGGGCTATCGCCTTGCAGTCTCCCACACCTTGCACAACCTCTAGTTCCTCTAGTCTTGCCTTTTTGATGTTCTTGAGTGAGCCTTGCATGACGTTGTAAATCTGCCTAGCTTGCTCCATGCTCTCACGTGTGCCTGCTCCTCTGTTGAGTACCAACGAGATGAGTTCCACGTTGGTGAGTGTCTCGAAGCCTTGGTTATAGGCTCTGTACTGTGGTCTTTCCTCCATGCAGAGGTCTTTATAATTTTGTCGCATATCGTTTATATTTTGATTAGTTATACATTCTTTTTGTTCTTGCCAGGAACATGGCACCCATGACCTGTGCTCCACATTCAGCGAGTTGGCTTGCAAACTCGTTGGCGGTTGCTCCGCTTGTGATGACATCGTCGAAGATGATGACTTTCTTTCCCTTGAAGTAGTCTCTGTCGAGTCTCACGCAGTAGCTGAAGCTCTCGCAAACACGGTCTGTCGTGAGGTGCTTTGCCGTGCGCTCACCATAGATGGAAATGTGCTCGTTGCCGTTCTGTACCCTTGCACCCTTGCTCACCATTTGAGCGAAGCGGTTGAAACGCTTGCAGTACTTCTTGTTGTTGGCAGCTGGAGCGCACACCAAAACAAAGTCGCTCGCTTTATCGCCATAGGTATCTACGAAACTATTTACCACCATGTCGGCAGCATAGTCTGTTGCCCACTGCTTGCCATCCTTGAAGGCAAAGATGAAGTTTCTCACTTGCTCTGCTTGTGCTGAGCGGTCGAAACGCTTGGAGCTGTACTCGTAATAATTGAAAGTTTTCATACGCTTAAAATTTTTATTCTAGCCAGAGGGAGGAAGGAGCTTTTTTATTTGAACTCGTCTTTGCCTGCCCGTCTGAGAGTTTTTTTTATTCTGTCCGTCGGTCGTTTTTGTCGCTTTTTACGGTGCGATGCAGACGAGCGGAGAAGAGGTATGAAAGCCAAGGAATTTTGCAAAAAGTTTATGGAAAACCGTCATCTCTGATTGCGGAAGGCTGCCGAAAAGTTTTTGGAAAATAGATTTATCGGTACTTGGTGCATGCCGTCCGCCGTACCTTTGCACCCGAAAAAGAGATAATGACCGATGGATAACCGATAAAGGGAAAAGCTCTCGGACAGGAAAAGCGGGCAAAGAAAAGGCTCTGCCTTACCTTGGTGGTTAAGCCTTAGCGACGTTTGAGCGCCATCACGGTCACTACCGCTTGAAAATTCGCAAATTTTAACCATAGCGTATGAAATGAAAGATGGAAAATTTGCGTCATCAAAAACACCATGTTTTTCAGACTTTAGGAGGAAAAACATACCTTGGAGCGATGAAATCGCAGCATTTGGCATGCTTCGACCCCGAGGTTGAAGATGCCGAATGTGTCGTTTTGCGACAGGTTTTCCACACCCACGGATTGGAAAACCCCGATTTTATCGTGGTTTTAGGGATTCAAAGGGAAAATAATTCCCCTTTGTCGGCGATAGCACCCCCCACTGCCCTACGCCCGAGGGCGCTTCCTGCCTCCTTGGAAAAGACGGAATATGTAAAAGACCGTTAAAGAATTTGCAAGAATGTAAAACGTGTTTTTCATGTGGAGATAGTCACGGAAGGACACGAAAAAAGGGAGCACGCTTCACAGCGCACTCCCCTCATCGGCGGTCAAGCAAGAATGCCAGCCACCATGTTATTTATCTAATAAGTAAATCGGTCAGAGTATCAGAGCATGGAGCCACAGGAGACGTAGCCATCAGCCTGTGGGAACTTCTCGATGCCAATCATCAGAGAGTCGAAGGCATCGGAGCCATCGGTGCGAGCCTCCAGCTTGTCCTCTTCGGTCTCTGCCAGCTTTTCGCCTCGCTTATCCTTCTTGCCATTGTAGACACCAGCGAGTCGGATGGATAGGAGCATGTCCTCGTTGTTCTCATCATTGATCATGGCACGGTGGTCAGCCTTGCCCAGAAACATGCGGTTAATGAGCAGCATTTTTTCTATATGCCCCATCGGGTTGCCCAGATAGACCTCGTTGACATACCAACCATGGTCGGTGAGATAGTTGGTGATGAAGGTGTGAAAGTCATCATTCATCAGGGCGTAGTTGTTGCCCACGAAGGTGGAGTCATAGTAGAAGTTGACCTCTTTGCAGCGATGATATGCATAGTAAGCCATGAACTTGTCGAGCAGGGTGGGCAGCTTCTCCTCATACTTGACAAAGATGCTCTTGAGCAAGCGTGCCTCTCCACGCAGGTTGTCTTGGCCAATGGCTATCCAGTTGATGAGGGCGTTGGCATCGAAGGCGATACAGAGCGGTCGGTCTGGGTCAACGTCAGCATCCATTCTTGAATCAACGTGCTGCAGCTTTTCCACATCATACTCCAGGCCATCGAGGTAGTCGAGGTTTGGAGCAGAGTAGAGGTTGACATCCCTGAGGTTGGAATAGAAGCCATCGAGCGAGATGGAAGGTCGCTTGCACATGATGGAGGTCTGGAAGGTGAGGGCTGGTAGGTCACGCTTCATCTGCTTGATGAACTCCATGCCCAGCACCTCTACATTATAGACAGAAGAGTACTCCCTGTAAAAGAGAGCCTTGGAACGCAGTTGAGCCAGCAGTAGCCCAATCTCTTTGAGTCTGCGCTTGGCATATAGGCTGATGTGGCCAGAGGTCTTGATGCGGTTGCGTATGTCATACTCCTCGACCACGAGTGATGATATCGCCTCTATGAGGTGAGGGTCGCAGTCTTTTTTATAGTTGAGGAACCAGGAGCCTTTTTTAGTCATGGGCATATCTGAAGTAATGAGCATGCCATGGTGATAGTAGTGTTGGCCAAAGAGGTTGACATTGCCTCGGTTGGCAGGGAAAGTCTCGTCTTTGAGCTGCTCGAAGTCGATGAACTTAGCCTCGTCGATGTCGAGGTAGTCGAGCGAGAGAGAGTTTGACGTGCCCTTGCGGTCTTGTGAGATGATGGTGCCGATGGAGCCGTTGTAGAACGATATGGTGTTCTCCCAGTTGGAAGGAGGGATGACAGGATCGGGCCACCCCAGCTTTTTGGGCGGTTTGATGCCGATGACATAGTGCTTGCCACGGTGGAAGCCCCATCGCTCCCAGTGCTGTAGCATGGACGGTATGGTGTTGGTGAGGCATCGCTTGGTGTTGGCGGAGACGAAGCCGCCATTGCTGCCAGGCATGCGCTGCATGTTGCGCAGGTTGAAGGTGGCATGGAGAATGCTCTTGCCGATGCCTCGACCGCCCACGACCACGTTGTCGCGAGCGGAGATGAGGTTGACCTCTTGTTGCGCCGGGTTGAAGTATTGCTCTATCATGTTGTGCCCTCCTCTTGTTTGATTTCCTCTGTAGGTGTATACTCCAGCAGCTGCTCGTCATAGTCTTCGCTCTCGATCTTGATGAGATCCATGGAGTTGTCGGTGTATTTTTTGATGAGCTTCTTGATGGTGCCCATCACGTTAGGTATGCGCTTGAGACCGAGATGGCGAGGGTCTGAAGTAGGTATGAAGACCTGAGGCTGTATCTGGTCATAGCCGTTATCGACAGGATCCTCTTTGTCGAGCAGGTGATATTTGCCGTATGCGGCGGCAGCTGCAGCCATGGCTCTGGCATCGCCCATATTGTCTGCCTTCTCGTAGGTGCGCTGAATCATCTGGTCGAAGCGGTACCGGGCAAAGTCCTTGGAAACCTTCTGCAGGTTGCCCAGTATGAGCTTGATGAGGTGCAGGTCATTATAAGCCATCATGCGCTGCACCTTGTAGTCCTGCATATCCTTGAAGACAAGTTCCTGGTCTGTCTTGCGTGGATTGATGAGCCACCAGGCATAAAGAGCCCGGATGCGCAGAATGCGGTCGCGCACGGGTGCGGGAACATTCTGTGCATCCATCTCTTCGGGTGTGCGGTCCATCAGGTCGATGATGGCATCGATGTTGGCTGGTTCTCTCATATCTTGATCTCCTCTATCATTTTATTCAGATATTCATGTGTGCGCTGTACGGCTTGAGGTGAGCCGGCTGCAGCCAGCTCCAGCTCATTCCTGCGAATCTGCTGCCTGACTTTTGCCATGCCCAGATAATAGACGCGCCGGAGCTCTGATGCAGGGTCGAGAATCTCTTCACGCAGAACATCCTCCTTAATATCCAAAAGGACGGACATCTCCGAAATCGGAGTCAGGTTCTCTGCCAGCTCTTGCACTTTGTTGAGTAACTCCTGAGTAATTTCCATTGATTCTTAAGCTTTGATTGTCACAATGACTGGTATATCCATTGAACAGGTCGGCAAAGACCTGTGGTTCCGTGGTGATGATGGTACTCTCGTCACGGCTGCCGTATGTCTGGTTTTGGGACGTGACGACCGAAACAACATGCTGATCATTCCGGAAAAGCGTCACCTTGGAATGGTTCTCGCCCAGATAGACATCATCGAAGCATGCCGACATAAGCCGCCACAGGTGTACGGTCTTCTTGCTTGCCTTCACATCCAGCAGCATCTTTGCCGACGAGATGCTGCCCGAATCCCGCATCAGGCGGAAACCTCTGAGGAACTCCTCGGAGGTAGAGTAGGAAGACACCCACACATCAGCAGGACCAATCTGTGAAAGGATCCACTTGATGAGTCCGAGTGTGTGCAGGTGCCGTCCGAAGTATGCCTGTGTCTTCACCTCATCGATGGGCTTGAGTATATCGGCAACTTTAACCCTGGCTGGCATTTTCGGCGAGTCTGGCTTTAGCTACACGGTCACGGTCGGCACGTGTCACCTGGTATGAGTCGTAGGTGAGCATATCGGCACGATACTTCTTGTCGAGATCCGAAAGAATCTTCAGATGCTCGTATCGGTCGCATGGTTCCTTGTCTTCCATCGCCTTGAGCGTCTCGAAGGTAGATTTGATTTCCTTGTATCGCTTGGCGTTGATATCCCAGAGGTCGGCTACTTCCTTGGGCAGGAAATCGTGATCCTTGCGCTTGCCCTTACGGATAACAGCCACTCCATCGCTATCCGAGGACGGGAGTTCTGTATCATCGGTAGAGGCATTTTCCTCGATGGAATCGCCGTTTTTCTCCGATTTTCCCTGATTTTCTCCGTTATTCTCTGCTTTTCCTTCGGCAATGATAGCCTGGGCTTCAGGAATCACGATATCGTTCATCTTCCTGACCTCCTCGATGGTCATGTTGTCGAGACGGATCTTGAGGAACTTATTCAGTTCATACTCTATGTTGGTGCGGTATGCTTGGGGCTGTCGGGTTGCTCGGACATGATAGAACCGGTTTCGGTTGAGACGGAAGAGCATATCTGCTCCCTTGATGATTTCTGCATCCGATTCGTGCTTGGAGTTGAGCCACTCCTGCATCTGTCTGGTAAATTGATGATCCATATTCAATATATAATAAGGTGAAAACAAACAAAGGCGGCTCAGGCACGAAGCGAGAGCCACCTAAGCAAATCAGTATGTGTAGTTATGTAAATTTGGGCAAATTTTACGCGTGATCGGTTGCTTCCCAAGCAGAGCCATCGCTGCCCTTGATATCACCTTCATCTGTCTCAAGCTTGCCATCATAGTATGGAGCAGGGCAGAAATCGGTAGCCTCTACGCTGAGAGTTGAGGTTTTTGAGTCGGTAGCTCCGGCGCCGCTGTTCTGGGCAAATGTGGTCTTCACCGGGAACATCTCGTTACCGAGAATGCGGAAGCGGCCATTAGGATCCTGCTGGGCATAGACCAGTTCGTCATTGATCGCCATACGGCCGAAACCGGTAATATCGGCATCTGTGCCGCCGATGATATACTCTGCCTTGTTGAGGAAGGTAGCTGATGGAGCTTCGCCCTGAGTCTCCGTGGTGATGGAAGACTAGAGTGCTACGAGGTCAACTGCGTGCCACTTGGCATCAGCGGCAAGAGTGAAGTCACCCTTATAGGTGGCGAGTTCCTCCAGTCCCTTGGTGGTATCGCCAGGATCTGGAAGCTTTGGCCATGCAAGAATCTGCGAAAGCGGGATGGCCAGGAACTTCGGCTTAATGCCGGGACGAATAATCGTACCCGGACATTTGCGCACAGATTTATATAAATCTTTGTTAGTACATGCCATATTTTAATCTCCTATATTATATAAGGTGAAACATTAGACGTTTCCGTCAGCGGTAGCGCCCTTGTCACTCTGTTTGCCGCCAGTCTGGCTGGCAGATGATGTGGCTGCCTTCTGGATGAGTGGCTTGGTACCATCATCGGTGATGAACAGGGCTCGCTCCTTGTTGATGCTCTCAAACTGGGTACCGAAGAACTTGGTAGCAATAAAGTCGAGTTTCCATGGGTGATACTTCTCGACCTTAATCTGCTCAGCATCGTTGTTGTTGATCTCGTTGACGCCCACCAGCATGTTGCTCTTGGTAGTAAGTTCAAAGAAAGGAGCATCCTTCTTGTTGGAAAGGACAGCGAACTCAACGTTGCCGAATCCTTCTACGGTGAGGTGGTTGTAATCCTTGTTGTAAGGAGCAGCACCAAACTTCTTGAGGAAGGCACGGTTGTAGAGGTTGACGAATGACTGAGGAACGTAAAGGTAAACCTTATCCTCTGCCATCAGCTCTTCATCGGCGAATTCACAGATGCCCTGTGCGAAATCTACGGCGTTGTCGTCGTTGATGGTCTTGTTGTCGCCCAGAATATCTGCAATCTTGATAAGGTTTCCGAGGCCACTGGAAAGCTTGCCGGCATCCAGTTCGGTCTTGGCAATGGTATCGAAACCATTGAAGAGGTCAACAGAACCTGTTCCTGTAGGGTTGCGTACAGCCTTGAACAGAACCTTGTCGAGGTTTTTGCCGAGCTTCAGGGCGAGGAGCTGAAGAACCTGCAGCGTGATAGGCACATTCTTCAGGGCATCGCCATTAGTGACGTTGGCGCCCCAGATGGTGGAATAAACTGAGTTAGGTGAGAACTTGATATCGACATTGCCAAAGAACACCTCCAGGGTACGAGGTGTAATCTTGACATTGCCGTCAGCTACGCGGTTCTCATCGTATGGACCGAACTCAGCACCGCCTGTAAGTTCGCCTACGGTCTCTGATACACGGATGCCTGGGCGAAGAGTCATGTAGCTGAGTGACTTCTTCAGACCTCTGGTAGGCATGGTGATTAACTTATTACGGTAGATCTTTGCCGTCTTTTGCAGCTGTTCCTGTACGTCAACAGGTGCAACAAATTTATCATTCTCTGCCATATTATGCAAAATCAATTAAAACGTCCGATACTTGATCTGAGCAGAAGTCCTGAGCCTTGTTGTCATCTACGGCAGTGTGGGTTTCGCCACCCGGTTCTTTCTCCAGATCCCTTACTTTCTCTTCAAGGTCTTTCTTATCCTTCTCCAGGTTCTTGACCTTATCCTCCAGTTCCTTCTTCTCGTTCTTGACCTTATCGAGTTCCTCGTCCTTGGTCTTGATCGAGCTGGAGTCGGCAGCAATCTTATCCTCCAGCTTCTGCATCTGCTCCTGGGAGATGGTGCAGTCCTTGGCTGATTCCTCTGCCTCAATGCCCTCTACGTTGAGAACATTGTTGATGTGAGTCCATTTCTTAATCATATCTAAAACATTTTTGTGTGAGTTTTCCTTTCCGAAGATTCGTCCCAGGAAGCCCGGCTTCTTCTCATACCAGGAATTGACGACCTCTGGCAATGCTGGAAGATTGTTGTACTTGATGAAGTTCTGTGTTGACTCCGTGATTTCAGCCGGCTTGCCATCCATCGACTCATCCACTAAACCGAGATCGATGCACTCATCCACGGTATGCCATTTGGCTTCAGACATCACCTTGATGATATCCTCGTGCTTCTTTCCCGAGCGATCGCAGTAAACATTGGCAATGATATTGTCTATTTTCTGCTGGTCTTCCTGCTGCTTCTGCAGCTGCTCGATGAGGGAACCGATTTCTTCCTCATTGAGGGCGCTCCATACAAACTGCTCCGTGGAACACTTATGAACCAGGAGCAAACTGTACTTGCTCATTCGGATCTTCTTGGCGCCCATCGCACAGATGGTGGCGGCAGATGCAGAGAAGCCCGCCTGAAAGTCAACCGTCACATCGCCATGGTCCTTGAACATCTGACAGATGGCGAGACCTGCGGAAACCGCACCGCCCGGCGAATCGATGGCTACATCGACGTGCTTGCCTTTGTTGTTATTAAGGATATCGCGGACCATAAACTTAGTCCACGACCCTATATAACCGGTGATAGATATTTGATATTTCATACAACTTAGCGAATTTGATTGCCGCAAAGTTATATAATAAGGAGAAGAAATAAAAAAACTTATTCTATGATTTGGAGCGGTCTGATGACGTCTGTCCAAGTCGCTGTATAGGTAATCAGGGAAGATTCCGTATGTGAACTTGGCAGGTTTTCGGTACGGGTGAGTACCGGATATGGTCGGCGGTCGCAGCCCATAAGGTAGCGAATGCCATCTGCCGTGGTGATTCTGAAGGCTAGAGGTCGGTAGTTCGGATCTATCTGCTCGCACGACTTGAAGGTGAGCTTGGAGGTGAAAATGCGGACTTTTGACTCTACTTTGTCGGAAATCTCACAACTTGACGGAACTTTGCATTGAATTGACCGGAAGTTAGCAGCCGACGGTACAATGCATCTCTGATCCATAGGGAAGACGACACTTTTGAGGTTTTCTGCCTCTGTCATCTCAATCTTGATGATGTTTTTGATGTATGCCATATTTCTAAGTTGTTTGGTTATTTCGATTATTTTCATTCTGTTCGGAGTTGTTCGCCGAAACGGAAAAAATTGTATTAATCTTTATGAAATCTTGTTGTAGAGTTTAAATTTATGCCCTTTTTTGCGTGCTGATCGCGCATTCTGTAGAAGCATTGGCGCACGGTATCCTCATAATCAATGCCAATGCCATGTTGCTCGCACCAGGCTGAAATGAGTGATGAAAGCTTGCATGAGCGGTCAGCGATGTCCTTCAGGGATGCCCAGAGGTCTATCTTGAAAAGGTCGGTGATCATCTCCTTCACGGCTCTTCTGGCACGTGGGCCCAGGTAGTTGTACTCACGTATTGGCTTTGCCTTGGATTCCGGAAGCGAGATGGCGATATACTCATTAGGGTGAATGAGCCATCGGCTCTGTTCGTACTCCTCATCTTTGAAGGTATTCGTCACGCTCTGGTGCAGTGAGGCGGCATCCGCCTTCTCCATCTCTTCCTGGCTCTCCTGTTCTTCTGGCGACATTCTAGCCTGAGGCGGTTTACTTGTGAACCGACGTATGACGGCAACCTCGTTGCCGATGATAGGGAAAATAATTGGATTTCCATAACTGTGGTATGCCCATTGCCTGATATGAGCAGGCACCTTGATGTAAACTACTCTATTCATATGCCATTTTTCGGCAAAGATACAAATAAAAATCGAGATAACTAATAATTATTAGTAAAAAGCTAATATTTCTTAGTAAATTTGATGTGATGTAATTTCGTCCGAAAAGTTTGTATTTTTGTATCGTGTAACTTTGGCTTTATAACTCTCTGATAATCAGCGCTGTTTTCTTGATACATTTTTCAGATACAAAAAAGTGGGCCAAAACAAAGTTGTAACATAACCTATATGAAGAAGTAAGCCGCTGATACAAAAATGGTTTGTTACAAACTCCTAAAAGTTTGTAACTAAGTTGTAACGCAACTTTGTAAACGTCCAAAATTGGATTTAACCCCCTCTTTTCTAGTTATTTATACCTTCTTACTAACATTCTGTTACAGAGTTACAAAAGATTTGTATAATAAATAAGAAAGGGGAGTGGGGAAAACAGCGGTAGGCGGGGGAAAAGGGCTAAAATGAGCCTGTCGGGCAGGGCTGGCCATACCTGGTGAAGACGAAAAAGGGAGCGATGAACAGATGCTCATCACTCCCTCGTAACATGAGAAAAGAAATATAAAAATCAGCGAATTTCGCTTGAAAATTTTGCCGAAAATATTTGCATAATTCAGATATTTTTTGTACCTTTGCACTATAACTTGGGGCTATATACCCTATTATATATGTAGGGGGTTAGAAAGGTTCGTTACTATTAGTATCTATCTTGCTCCAGTCGATTGTCGATTGATAATCACCCTTTTTTGCTTGAGTTTCTTCTTTTGGAGAATCACTCTTCTTGCTTCTGAGATAAATCATCTCAACCGGGCTTCCATCAGGATGCGCTGGATCTCTTCTGATAATGCGATGCTGGCTGTTACAGAGGTCATCCGGGTTCAGGGCTTCAATGTATAGGCATAGCTCCACAAATGCCTTCAGCTTCTTGGTAAAGCTCTGTGTCGTTGCTTTGTTAAGGCCAGAGAACTGTTTGAAGTCTGTAAATGCCTTTTCTCTTACGACAAACTCGTCGAGTCTTCCACTCTCCTCAGAGAAATAAGAACTGGCCCAATCCTCGAAGTTTACACCCATATCAGCTTTAAACTTGCGCTTAACGATATTCTCCATAGGTGGAAGTATCTTTACGGGTTCTCCCACGAGAGATATGTAGAAGCGGCAGCATTGCAGGAAGAAGTTGATATCTGCGTTCCATTCGGCCTCAGAATAGGTCTTGGAAAACAGATCCTTGTCGAAGTCATCTCTGATGCTTCTGGTCTCCTGGTAGTCATTATCCTCCGTGCGCTGATGATAATAGTCTGAGAACACCATATACAGCAATCTCGCCTCTGAAGACGGATCGAAATCTGCCGGCACATAATTAGTAGTGAAGGCAATTTTCGGGCTATCCTCGAAAGGTATAGTGAAGCTCTGGTTGTTCTTTGGGTTTACAGTCATATCTGAAGTAATATTATCATAGAAGAGTCCTGTGTTGAGATACCGGTCACAGTCATCGAGCAGCAGCATCTGAGTGTGCTGGGTTACCTGGTCGAAGACATGAGGGTTGTCCATCAGCTTCGGGTTTCTACCGGACAGCTTAACGGTCTTCATCAGCAAAGAGAGTGTCTTGAAGAAGAAACTCTTACCCGAACGGCCGTTGCATTCGTTGTCTTCACCGATTTTGTTGTCCATGGCCATAGGCGCCCATGCTCGTGAAGGAGACTTGTAATGGTGAAGCATATACCCGAATGTGAATATCTTGTTGATGAGGTTCTGTTTCTGTTCGGCAATCTCGACATCGGTCAGGCCTTCACCTGCGATATCGAATAGGTGAGCCTTATGATATGCTTCTTTCTCATCAACGCTTCTCTCCTCGAAGTTGTATTCCAGTTCCTTGCGCCAGTAGGTGCGTGAGGCGTTGATCAGATAGCCAAAGAAGTGAGAACTCACGTTCTTGACCTCGATATCAAACTTCGGTCTGCCATCCTCATCGATGGTGCGCGTGATGGTGAACATATCATCGAGCTTCTTGAAGTTATGATCGATGACGTTCTCCTGCCATACGTAGTTCTTGAGCGAGCTTCCTTCACGCTGATACTCAATCAGACCATCCTTGGTTACCTCTATGCTGACACGAGGGAAGAAGAACAGCTGTGAATGATTGGTGTAGTTGGTGAAGTCAAGCGTTATTTCCTGGAGTGAATCGAGCGCAGCGCTGGAGAGCTTCGGGGTATTCAATACCAGGTTGAGAATATCTCGCTTTTCTGCTCTGTCGATGACCCATTGTCGGCAGAACTCACGGATATCTCTTGTGGTGATGAGCTTCACGATGTTACCGGTGATTCTTACATACTTCGTGATGGTGGAGTTCTCGTCGTGGAGCGTGTAGAAACCGTTAAGGCGAAGGAAATTGTAGAGGCACGCAGTATCGATGTAGTGGTCCCAGGTGTTGGACTTCTTGTTGAGCTTGCTCACCCAGAAACGGGCAGGCATGGCCAGCGTCATCAGGTTGCGGAAGTCCTTGCGGGTATTGCGCAGCTCCATCCAGTCACGGAGATCCTTGCGGCCTTTTCCTCGGTTGTCGTGGTAGGTCCTGAGCCATTGTGGCAGCCAGATTGTATGTATGTCAATGTAGCGCAGGGCAAGTTCCGTTCCCTTGGAGATACCGGTCTCGTCGATGTCCGGTATATTATAGAGTACTTCCACATACTTCATGATTTCTCTGTATTCCTCCTCGCTGAGCTTATAGGTCTCAGAGTTGAACCATAGAGGGTGATAACCGAGAGACTTGCAGCAGAGGCTATCTCGTTCGCCGCTGCAGATGAATGCTTCAGGAAGTTTCTGTTCTTTATAGACCTTCGATTCATCGACGTTGGTCTTGTTGAATTCAGCCATCTCCTTGGCGTTGAACTCATGGTATGCTTTCTTGAGCTCAGCCAGACCATTGATGTACTTCTTAGGCTTGACACCATCAGGAGTATATGAGAATCTCCACTGTTTGCTGAAGTTGAGCGGTTCGTATATCTTGTAGAATTTTACTTCCGGTTTCTCTCCTTCAGCTGGAGAAACCAGGCACTCACGCATGAAGATAGGGTAGTGCTCATTGCTGTATTTGATCTTGACCTTGCGGTCTTTGACATATCCAATCCATTTGGCTGAATGCCAGTTTAGGGCATCCACATGTTCCTGCTTCACGTTTGGGCCAAGAACCTTCAGTTCATCTTCCGTGAATTTATCATTGAGTTCAAAGATGCGGGTACCATCTTTCTCATCGATGGTGGCATCACGTTCTGCAAAAGTAGGCTTGTTTACATCCTTCTTGAGCTCATCGGTAACGTTATACTCTGCTGCCAGGCGAAGGATGGCATCAGGGAAACGGTCGATATTCTTCTCCTTCATATAGAGATCGATAGGAGATTCTGCATTTCCTTCGCCTCCAAAGTCTGTTACTCTCCAGCATTCCTTGTACTTCTTCAGGGAACACGATGGGGTATTCTCCTTTCGGATGGCAAAGTGCTTCTTGGGCGTTCCTGTGCAGTATTTCTGCACGCATTCTTTGGCTTCCGGGTATAATGCGATGATTATGTCCAGTCCGTCATCGGTTGCCTGGTAAATCTGTTCTGCTTTGATCATATTTCTTTTCCTTTAAAAACTGCCTGCAAAGATAAATGTTTACAGGCTCAAAACAAAATACTTGCTGCCGATAGCCTTAATGCCTTAGGATATGTAGCTTTACGGCTTTGTTGACAGCATTTGGCTGAGATAGGTTGATTTCTGAGAGAATGCGGCTTTCGAATTCCGCTTGTGTCTCGAATCTTTTACGTAGTGGGGGGGTAAGGAAATCTATGATAGCCTTATACCCTGATTCCAGTGTCATTATTGCTTTCATATTCGTTTATTTTTTCAGGTGTACATCCGAGTGGTTCAGAGCTATGCTCTATATATCTGCGAAATAGGGGGCAGTATCTTCCGTTGATACAGTTCACCCCTATTGGGCAGCTTAGACATTTACTTGGAGGCATCTACTTGTACGTTAAATCTATCGTCGTGGAGAAGTAGCTTGGTGTGGATGTATTCTGGTCGCTGCTCCTCTTCGTTCCATCTGATTTCCCGGAAGTCTCTACCGCCTACCTCACATTCGGAAGCATTCCCGGTTTTATCCCATTCGACAATATGATCTTTCCCATCTTTGGTGGGAACTACACCTAATATACATTTGCCAAAACGGTCGTCTCTAACTTCATATATAGTAGCATCAGGGAATTTTTCCTTGATGGCATCCTCTATAGACATAGTTTTAACCTTTCTTTTCATTGTTTCTCATTCTATATTTAACAATTCCTTCTACAATTCCGTCTTCAGCGTCATCGTAGAAAAGATTAACCTCAGATTTGCCTTTATGGAAAGGTCCGTACGACACATCGACCGGAACGCTAGCGTCCTCGAAGTCCTTCTGGATGTACTTCAGCTGTTCGCTGTTGCACTTGATAGTCATCTTTCCCATTTACTTCTCCCATTTACCCTCGTTGATAACCTCTTCTACCATCTCACGCTGGTATGGCAACCAGTTGTTCTTCTTGATCTTGTCGTAGATGCCTGATGCCGACATGCCGAATTTCAGCTGCAGAGCCAAAATGAACTTGTTGCGCTTGTTACGAGGAATCTCGTTGTACCAGTCGCGCAATGAATTTTTTTCATCACTTTTTTGCATATTTTCTTTCATATTTCAAATATTATTATTAACTTTGTTGCAAAGTTACAAATAAAAATTAGAAAACGCTAATATCTTTTAGTAAAAATGCTAATAGATATTAGTTAAATATTATTAATTAAATTGTGTTGTTATGTATAACGGTCAGGTACTCAGAAAGTTAATAGCAGAAGCTGGTTTAACCAAGAAACAGTTCGAAGAACAGGTTTTTCAGGGAAAATCAACTGGCTTGTATCATGTTGAAACGGCAACGAGTGTCACTTGCAATACCCTTGAGCGTATGCGTGATGTACTCAAGTGCTCGATGGATGACTTCTTTACCACTCCCGAGTGGGCCACGAAAAAGACGGGAGAAGTCATTGGTTCTAATAATGTTCTCTCGAATGTTAGGATTAACAATAGTAAAATGGAGACCCAGTATCTCAAAGAGTTAATCCAGGAAAAGGATAAACGCATCAATACATTGGAGAATTATATAAAACTTCTCGAAAGTAAGGATAAAAAGGACTAAATTCAAACGAAAATTAGTGCTTACTGATTTTTTTTAGTTCTTTTCTCCCCTATATATAATAAGGTATATCATATTATTAATGTGTTGGTTATGATATTGGGCATCTAAAATCTTATCCGGCGGTAGTAGGCTTGTCATCAGTCCTGCCGCCGCAACAATGATCGGGTAAGAAGTTGGTGAACAACATCTTATCCGATTTTTTTGTGCCCTAATTTATTAATTTAACATTAAATA